TTGCCCATCAATACCGATATAGCGTCTTTTATCTGTGTCCCTATTGGCATTTTATTCTATCCCTAAATCGTCATACGACATGCTTTGCGAGGTTGAGAGAACTGGAACATATTTGCTCAAATGCTCAACTATCGCATATCTCATAGCGTCCATAAGGTGATCGTTGAACTTTGCAGGTTCATCTATGACCCGCCCTTGTATCTCTCGTCTCTTGTATGATCGTATTTCCCTAAGTAAATTATAGCTTGTCTCTAATATATGAAGCTTATACTTCTTGACAACATCAATCCCATTGAGAACCGAACCCGGTCCCTTTTCAGCCCCGACAATATTCGGAAACCAAGACTTCATCATCTTGATTAGTTCAGGTCGGCTGCTATCCGCATAAATTACCCCATTTTTATTCGGGATAACCCGCTTGGCTTCCTCAAGCATCTGTTCGGGTGTTAGCTCTTTCTCGTATAAAAGCTCTCTAAGCCATACCTCATTATCCTTTGCGCTACATTCTAGGATGCCCATCGGTTCGGCATAATTGAAATCCATACCATAAAACACATTGTCAAGTATCGGGAACTCACTAACCGTGTCCCAATTAGAATAAATGATGTTTTGTAATACTGCCCATTTACCCCATCGGTATATGTCATATAGCTGGTCATCTATGCCCTTGAGGTTCTCAAGCGTCTTAATGTCCTGTTTTGACGCATGTATATTATCGTCAATCGTTGTCTCTATCGGATTAGCTTGCCTACGATACTCATTATCATCATTAAAAAAAAGCTCTCTAAGCCAATGATAGGGATCAGTCGGGTTAAAGGTAAATATGTGCTGAAAATAACAGCCAAGATTGCCACGCATAATAGGGTCAAGCTCTGTGAAGTCCTTGAACTCAAACTCCATTCCTTCTTCCCACCAAATGCCGGTGCAACCCTCAAATGACTTTATCTTTCCCGGATCGTCTAACCCTGAACAGTATATCTGCGCTCCATTTCTATACTCAAACATCAAGTCTGTCTTGTTTTTCTCAACCGATACACCGAATTTTCGGTTATAATCGTCAATGAGTTGAAAGACAGAACGCTTGGCTGACTTATTCGTTTTTCTAAGAGCTAAAAAGCGATGAGGAAACCTACTACATCGCCTTATTAATTTCTGTGCTACAAAATGGCTTTTACCCGAACCACGCCCACCAAGTATGGGCAAATATCTATGTTTATCAAAAAATAGCGATTCATATTTAGGGCTTGTTGTTATCCTCATTTTCCTCTAAAGGGCTTTCGTCATCTTGTGATATTTTTCCAGAGGCATCTATTAGCATTATCTCCCCTGATTGTTTAATATTTGCGTCTAGTTTATCCGTAACTTTCAAGCCTGCTCTATCCAATACATCTTGAGATGCCCGAAGCCTTACCATCTCGCTTTCAGCAGTAGTCATAAGATGGATTTCATTATTAAAAGCATCTTCTGCCGATTGCTTTATCATATCGTCCACATTCTTAACAAAAGCATTTAATTTTTCGTCTATTGCTTCTTGAACGCCTTGATTTGCTTTGATTTGCCATGCCTGTTTATGAGGATCGCCAGTATATCCCGCAAGCCGATAAGCTTCCATAGCTGACTTGCCTCGACAATAAAACTCCACAAATCGCACTTGCTGTGCTGTTAATTTTTTCTCTGCCATTATCTATCATCTCGCTATATGCTACCCTTTGCCATAATCAACTTGCTTCAACCTCGATAACTCTTATCGCCAATCTATCTCTTGCGTAATCTTGTGGCAATAAAAACCCTTTTGATGTGTGCCTTTTTATTTCAATTTCAGGATATTTATTACCCTCAAATATCATTTGTAAGTGTTTTTTAGCAAATAAAAATATTAATTTATAATTACCTATGACATAAAGCCATGAATTATCATTCCTATATATACCCGATGGAACATAAGGCTTGTTTTGATGACTCCGTTCCTGTGTCTCAATATATAATCGCCCTGATTCCATCCCATCATCAAATTTGACTTCAATTCCGTTCCTACTCTCACCTTTGTGGATTTGATATTCTCTTGATGTATAGGTAACAACAACAATGCCAATTTGATATAATTGATCAATAACAAAATCTTGATAGGCTAGTCCTTTATCAAGCATATTTTTATAATAATCCGACTTCATTACCCCAATTAGCCCACCCGTCCTTTTTTGTTCTAGCGAAAAGCTCTATTTTATTCCCGTGAGTATATAAATCATCAATAATTGCTCTAAATTGCTCTGGTTTTTCTGAGTGCGTATCGCTTCTTTCAATTTCTTGAACGCTGTCATAAAGCTTTTTATTATCTGGAAGGCAACTACCCTTTGTTGCTATTAATAAAAGTTCATGCCTAACGCTATTATAATGCCCCATATTATGCTTGACTTTATCCCAAATAAAACTCGTTTTATATTGGAAACCCCAAGCCCTTATTATTTCAAAACACTTCTCTAATAAGGGGCTTGTAACCCATAGAAAAAGCACCGCATTGTCATCAGCTATGTCTTTTATCGGAAGATTGCATAATTCCTCAATGCTCATAGTTTTGTAATGATCTTCCGCCCCTGTGGTATTCCCATCACGCTTATCTGAATATTGCCAAGCAGGATCGGCATATATAACACGATATTTGCCTTGTGGAGGCTCAATATCTTTCGCCTTTTCTTTTATTTCTTGACGTTTAATATAGTTATATGCCTTATTAATCGTCAATTCCCCATCCTGTATCTTTTGCTTAACTTCCTCTGGGGCTTTCGCAATTACTTTCTTGACTTTCGCCACTGTATCATGTGATACGCCCGCTATTTTGGCTACTTCCTTTTTTGTGTCTATCGGAAAAGGACATTTGTCAGATTTCTGACAAATGTCTGTTCTCGTTCCCTGATTCTCTTTCGCTTTCGCCTTAAATATATCCTCAAGCTCAAGAGCTAACTCGCATCGCTGAAATGCTGACAAATTGCGTCTTGCGAATTGGTTTGTTATTATCCATATCTTTGCATCCACCCTAGAGTTAAATTCTATCTGTTTAATATCAAAAGTAATATTACGTCTTTGGCATATCTCAAAGCGATTATGCCCATCAACAATAATATCGCCCCAAATATCCAATGGGACACGACAACCTCTTTGAATAATATCTTGTTCAAGCCCGCTATATTCATCTGGTGATAATGGCGGGATCAACGACTTAAACTCGCTATCAATTTTCAAAGAACACATTTATTCTCTCCTTGCTTAGTAGGAAGCACGTCTGATCTAAGCAACAGTGGGGAGCTACCCCACCATCAGACGTGCAAGCATAAACGTTATAAACGCTGTAAACTGCATAAACAAAAAAGCCCGCAAGCGATACCTATTGCGTATCACCTACGGACTTTATTTTGGGTTTTGGGGTTGTGTGATGGTTGCATTGGTCACCTTATTACAGGGTATTTAAGACAATGCTAGGATCATTGCTAATAGAAGGCATGCCATTATCGGCACGGCATAAATAATATTGGTTGAAACCTCGATGCCAAAACATCCACCTCCGAATAATCGGATTAATTATACTGTATCACAAAACTGTTAGTATGTCAAGAGGAAAATCAACTAACAGGTTGGGCAACTTCTGGGACTATCGCCTTGATCCATTTGCCTTTATGTTTTGTTCCTTCTGGAAACATAATCTTTCCATAGACATCCTGATATAGTTTATATATCTGCAATTCGCCATCATGCTTATGCCACCACCATTCACCATTTGATTCTAGATCAGGCTTATCTTTCTCCTCAAAGTATGGATTGAGCTTCTCCAGCACGTCATCTATGGCTTGGTTATTTGCAACTCTTCCTATTTCTGAAAAGTTATTCACTGTAACTGGGTTAAATGTTATCCTTAACGCCTCAATCTTGCTTTTTATGCTCATTTGAAGACCTCCGCCACAGCATCATGCCTTGCCATCTCAGCTTCCATAGCATCGGCGAAGGCTAGGCTGAACGGACATTGTTTTGGTGGATTTACACGAATCATACCATCTTTTATCTTCGCAATCTGTTCTTCGTCAATGTTTATTTCAAATGAACCACTTGTAATTAATATATCACAATGATTTAATATATCTAAGCCCAACAACACTCTATTTCCCGGCATTGTCATTAACGTTAATGATTTGCCATCTATTATGATATTTGACATATAAACGGATAATCGCCGTTGTGTTCCATCAGGAAATCCACAAACTCTATATAGGTCAGTAGGTTGACCATGTTGTATTATTGAATCAGGTATGATTGTAATATCCGATCCTGTGTCTATTTGTGCTTCTACATTTTGCCCATTAATTATGCAATCCACATAATAACGAAAGACACCCATATTAAAACTTTCAAGGCGTATTTGTTTAACTTTCCCTACCATCATCAACCTCACTTTCTATAAAACGAATTCGACTATATATCACTGAATCAATACGCTGTCTATTTTGATAATACCTGCTACTATCTACTGACCTTTCTGCTATTCTTGACTTTAATTCTCCAAATACAGCAGTATATATAGCAAAACTGCCCACATTAAGAAGCAGTAGGTTAGCTTCATTGCAGTTAGATAATGTGTCAGGCAAATCTTTAGCAACATAATCTAATAATTGAATTATTCGTTCAACTTTTTCCACCATCAACCTCGCTTTCTAATCTCTCAAATAGCGTTTAAATTCAAATCTCATATTTGCAATATCCCGCAGTTGACTTTCAGCATCAAATTTCCTTTGCATAGCCTCACCCATTGCCTTTGATGAATATTTGCCTTTATGGTGATCTTCTAAATATTTCCCATAGGCATTTCCATATTCTAATCCAGAGCTATAATTCTCACGCACCGGGAATGGTTTAAGGCACTCAGCTATTATTATTTCCTGCTCGGCTATTACCGCCTTTAATCGTGCCTCCGTTTCACTTATAACTTGCTCTATCATTTTCACAACAATCCCTCCAGTATAGCCATCACATCGTCAATGCTTCTAACGACATGATACCTGCCACCAGTCGTTTGTTTTCCTCTATCCTAAACATCTCCGCAATCTTTATTGCCAATGTCGCAGTTTGAATCGCCTCATTAAAAACATTTCTTTCATGTCCATTTCTGAATTGCCACTCAGATATAGCCTCCGATAATTCCCCTACCTCCTCCGTTAGAAACATTAGCCATTCAGCCGGTTCATGATCTTGAATCCCCCATTTCTTAATTTGCC